GCAATTCCACAGTGAGGAGTCCATCTTCAAACTTGACGGATCCAATCTCCGTATCGTCAGTGATCTGCCAAACTCGTTGGAAATCACGTTGGGCCAGTCCTTTGTGGACAAACGTTCCATCAACTTCTGATTCTTCTTTCTTGCCATCGACATATAGTTTTCCAAACTCTGTATAGACTTTGACTTCATTTTTCTTGAACCCCGCAAGGGCGATTTCGAGTTTCGATTCATGATTATTTAATTGTATCAAGTTATATGGTGGATAGTTTGATTGTGGGAAATCTGAATTAAAAAACCTATCTAGGTAATCATCCATCCCTATGCCATTTTGTCTTATCACCTTCATTAATTCTGGAAGGTTGGCAGCATGATAAGTTGCTAAATTAGTCATTGTTCTCCTTTAAAAGCGAGTGTGTAATTGTGTACCCTTACGGCGTACACTACTAATTATATCACAAGCATTAAGAAAGGGGGTGTTGAACCCCCTAATTACAATTTCGGTTTTCCTCCTTATCCTAGTATTAATCTACACTCATGCACACATTCCCGATCTTTTATCCCACACTCCGTTATACATTCAAAATACTCATTTACTAAATCTGTTCCGTATGGGTCCTCCGTGTTTAAATTTGACCATGCTTTAAGATTATTAAAAGAGATAATGTTATGCATGAGTTTTTTCCTCCATTTTACAGACGTTTAATAATTACAAAATAAATTGGGAAAGTTTCAGATCATTCGCATCTCCTAGTTCTATATTATGTAGGCTTATTATACTCGAATCCTGACAAAAGTAAAGTATTTTTTAACTAATTTTAATCTTCCTTAACAGTAGGTTTACTTCTCTTACCAATATTATATTTCTGTTCTAAGATCCATTCCCCCTTCTCTTTATAAGCAAGTACTTTAATTTGATTAAGAGGAGCAATATCTACAACATCATCCTGCTTTAATACAGTAATAAGTCCCCAATCTTGAAGGAGTCTAATAATTCTATTTCTTCTTTGTACATCATTCACAGTTATATTTGCACGTTTACCATCTAATGCAAACAATTCCTTAAAGTGAACGATATAATATCTTCCTTGTTTATGTAATATATGACAAGACTGATATAACTTCTTTTCTTTCCTAGAAGCTACACCTATCCTGGTGAGAGTCTCTCTTACTTTGAGGAAATCGTCTGGTTCATTCAGACTAACCTCAATCATCGCATCTTGTGACCACTTTACTTCGGGTTCCACAGTATTCATTTTGATCCTCCCAATTCAAACTTCGATTTAATGAATGCCAATTGTTTTTTTGATAAAATTTTCAGAGCTTGTGATGCTTTTTCATTACTATAACCATAGTATTTTTTAACACATTCTAGGTCTGTTACTTTATCTTTACGGAGCCAAGGAGAGAATCTCTTCTTTGCCCTCACTGTATTTATAAAAAAATCATACTGAAGTTTCCTGTCTATAAAATGGTTCTGATTCATTTCATTAGCATACATTATACAATCAATATGTCCCGATAAACATTTATTAATAATATATGGAGAATAATCCTTTTCTAATAAAGGATCTTCATCAATAAGATTAATCTTATTTTGGTTAATAGAATTCAACCAATCTTTCAATTCAGTTTTCATTCCGATTCATTCATTTTTTTCTCATCTTCTTTAGATCTATTCTTAATTATAATTCTATCATTTTTATAATCTGGAACAAACTCTAGGACATCATCATGAGACCAACATAACTCCTCATATAACATATTGAGACGATCCATATCTTCCCAAAGGTCATTAACGTGTTCATGATATTCATCCATTAGATTCTACCCTGTAATTGAACAAAACTAATTCTTTTCGATCTTGTTGATTAGACATATATTGTCCAACAGATCTCATAGTATATGTATGAGAAAACTCAGCAACATTCCAATTCTTAAAACGATTTTTAACTAATTGACTACTATTATATGAAATTAATTGATGTGCAACAGAATTATCACAATCCTCTGCAAACTTGTCATGGTCAAACTTCTTATGCATACCTCCCTTCCTTCCATACAAATTATCCTTAATATCATATGGAGGATCTAAGTATATAAATGCACCATTCCAATCTGTTAGAAGATCCTCATAAGAAGAATTTGTAATCTTCCAATCCTCAATTAATTTTGAATACTCTACCAATTTCTCAATTCCTCTTATTGAAAAATTAGATTCTGATGCTTGTTTAGAAAAAGAACTTGATTCAGTTAACCCACTAAAACTACATTTGTTAACAATATAAAAAGAAACTGCTCTCCAAAGAGGAAGACTTTTTTCTAAAGGAAGACTCAAATATTTTTTAGAATCCTCAAATAAATTTTTTGCATCTTCAGGTATAGAATTTCGTTTCTTAAGATCTAGAATTTCTCCTTGAAGTCTTTCTCCATTGTATTGTAATTCTTTCCAAAAATTAATTAAAGGTTCATATAGATCATTTACCCAAATAGAAATATCTGGATACTTTTTAGTAAGATGAAGTGCAACACTTCCACCACCAATAAAAGGTTCTCTAAATTCTTTATATCCATTTAAATCTGGAAGATATTGTTCCAGTTTAACACAGGCACGAGACTTACCACCAGGATAACGAAGAGGAGTTTTAAGTGCTTTCATTAATAAAATCTATCACCACGAAAAATAGAAACTTCTATAGACTCAAATATCCTATTAAGAGAACGTGACATCTGACGATATCCAGAACCAACATATATTTGTCCTGCAACTACAGCAACTGTAGCAGTTCCCCAAAAGATGTAATACCATCTGGATTTAACTTGAGCTCTTTTCTTTGTCAAATTTGTGTTCATTTTCAGTAATCAAACGATAAGTCCCCTCCTTATGTGAATGAGCAATTCCCAATTCATGCATTTTTGAATGTTCATCAATAGGATCTCTCACCCCTTCTCCCCCTGGTCCAAAGGTTAAATATAAACCCCAACCAACTAAAAAAGCAAGAAGAGCAATAATAATGTAAACTAAAACCATTTACTTAACTCCAAGTATAAGTGTTCTCTGAAAAAAAGTCAATTATTTTCTTTAAATTTTGCATATTCATCTGGATCTAAAAGTTCCTCATAAATCTCTTCACCAATACCTATATCATCTGTTACTTCTGGAGGTAGTGTGGGAGTTGAGGATCCCATACCCCAATTCCAAAAGTACTGAAATTTGTACCATAGTCTCCACAGTAATTTATTCATTTCAATATCTCCTTGTTAAAGTTGTTTCAATTACAGGTGTAGAATCTGCAGGAGGTGTAAAGTATCCTGCTCCCACAACAGCAAGAACTACTGTTCCTAATAAAGTTACAGCAGCAACTACCTTCTCATTAGCACGTACTCTTGCAGTAAGTTCTTTCTGTTTTTCAATTAATGAATCTACTTTAGTATGAAGCACAGCAATATGTGCATCTATTTTTAGATCTTCCAATGTTTTATCACTCATATTTATCACCTTCCTTTTTAATAAACTCATCCATTCGTTCAATTATATCCTGAGTATCAATAAGATTATCAATACTTGCTAAAAAATCAGCAATATGTTTTGCTACATATGGTCTCTCACCTCTTGCAGCAAATGCTAATGCATCTCTCAAATGTTCTTGAGATGCTCTAAGTGATTCTTCTACTGGTCTTGATAATGTCATTTGAATTTACACTCCACCATAATTTCAGTTAAACATGCTAACATATTTATCTCTTGATCTGCAACAAATCCTATTTGGTACTGGTACTTTGCAATAATAAGAACGGCAGCAGGAATAGTGCCAGGGACAAGGGATTCGTATAGACTATCGTAAATACGACGCAATAATACAGCACTATCATTATCCATATTATTAACCACCCATTTCCTAACTTCTGAGAAATTCTTTTCTTTAAGGTTTTTAAGAAGATCATCTACAGCAACATCTGAAAATGTAGTAAGAATACCAGTATCAATTACACCACCAACAGAATATCTTTGACATTCATTTAATATTCGTCTCCAGTCAGGAAAATGCTTGTGAATGAGTTCAGCAAGGACTCTTTTATCGTACTCAACTTTTTCTTTATCAAGGATCTCTTGGAGCCTAGTAAAGAATCCTCCTGCGATTTGTTGCTTTTCTTTTCCTCTAATTCCGAAATCGACCACTGCACATCTGCTGTGGAGAGGTTCGATAATTTTGTTTTTGTAATTACAGGTGAAGATGAATCTACAGTTGTTGTGAAACGTTTCAATGTTTGCTCTAAGAAGGAGCTGGACATCGTTGCCTGTGTTATCTGCTTCATCAATAATGATGACTTTGTGCTTACCGTCTGCTTGAAGCGAGACTGTTGAAGCGAAGTTTTTAGCTTGGTTGCGTACCGTATCAAGAAACCGCCCCTCATCGGATCCATTGATGACATAGAAATCTGCTCCTAATTGATTACAAAGTGCTTTTGCTACTGTGGTTTTACCTATTCCAGGTGGACCAGAAAGTAGAAGATTTGGTATCTCTCCTCTTTCTACAAAATCCTGAAATGTTTTTTTAATATCATGTGGAAGAATACATTCTTCAATTGTTTTAGGTCTATAAGTTTCAACCCAAAGAAATTCATCTCTCATAATTTAGATCCAATTTGGTTTTCTGGATTCGTCACGTAAATAATTAGATGCAACCCAAGGTTTGCTCCTAATGTAATTTTTGTAAGCAGTAAAAGTGTCAATGCTTGTGTCATGTTTATACTCATCAGGCATCGCTCTAATAAATGATCTTGGTGTGGTTGGTTTGTGAAGAGGAATAATACTACCTGCTTCTAATATAGTTTTCTCACAACTATGAACCTTACCATACCTATGAGTATACTCTTGACATAATGCCATACCATGAGCAATTAACCACCATGTATTAATGATAGATTCATTTACCCATACTGTACAGGGGTGATTACGAAATGCACCCTTGTCAGTATTATACACACTACCATCCTTTTTGTGAAGCTTACCATAACCATGACCCCACTTTTCGGAACACACAATAGAAAGCATTTGACATGTTTCTAATGGCATCTTGACAACATGTTTATCTGGTAA